GTCGTTGCCATAAGACTGCACGACCATATTCAAAGTTTTGATCATCAGTCACATATTTTGGAAACATCCAAACTGCAAAAGCATTTTTAAAATCTTGATCTGGTTTTGCTATAGGTTTGTGCAAATCATCTTGCCAAACAAAAGTGTAACCAGTTGCAGCATCGTATTTACCCCAACCCATCTTGATCGTTGCAGTATCGACTTGAAAATAATTAGCGTCTATCTGTTCATCGCCAACCTTCCAGCCACCATTTTGATAATCGTGTTTTAAATAATTGCTGACTTCAGAATCAACAATGTCAAAAGGATTACTCATATTTATCTCCTATTAGTTTTTCAAAAGAATTGTTTAATTGATCAAAATAAATCTTCACATACTCATCTAATTCATAAGGAGTTCTGTTTTGCTTTATTTGAACCACCTGATACATCTGGTGCATATTGATACAAAAAATTTCAAACGAAACATCGTCAGTGTGGTGATCTTGTCCATTGGTTTTTTGACTCATCTGCTACTCCTAGATATATGTGAAACAAATACTGCACTTTTTTTATTTAATAATCAATACAACAAATAGTTGCAACAACTATAAAAATCATTAATATAGATAGGGTAATAACATTTTTTAGGAGAAAACAATGACTAAATATTCAATACAAGGCTACGCTAATAGATTGATTGTCAATGAATCTGGCGAGTTAGTAGCGACTTATCGCCAGCTACCAAAAGGGCAAGCATCAGAAATTATGCTTAGAAATGGGGCTATCAAAAAAGAGAACAGGGCAGTTTTTTTAAAACACCTTCTTTCTTTAGTTGATAATGTGTCTATGGCACATTGTTCCACTACTAATGTTTTTTTGATTAGCGATCAAATTAGCGGTGGTGGTTTCAATTTAGACAAAAACAAATATCCAACTAAGTTAGTTAAATTTTTAAACAGTAAATAAGGAGAAAACAATGACTACACACACACCTTTTACAGCAGAAGAAAGATCAAAGCAAAAACGCAAACTTCGTTCAGCTTTTTTTAAATTAGAACAACATATTTATTCTGGTGCTTCTATGACTAAAGAAATTGAACTGGGTATTGTTGAGAAAATGTACGATGCAAAAATTGCTGCTTTGAATGAAGCAATAGAAGCAATTTGTACACCTTACAAAGAATATCTAAAAACAGGAGAAAACAATGACAATTGATGAAATGAAAAGAAGGCTCAATGCTGATTACTACGATATGACTACTGAAGAAATCAACAGAGAGATTACTAAGATTAATAAACTAGAACGAAAATCAAAACGACAAAGGAGAAAACAATGAAAGACTTTTTTTCAGAATACTTAGACTACCTTTGTGAATTGCATGATAAAGATTTCCGAGCCATGCGACTTACACAAGTCAAAGCTATATTACCAGTGCATCAATGGCTGATTCTGCACGATGCACTTAAATACAACAAAAAACCAAAGGTGCTACATTGAAAATAGAAAAGAACATACCTTTGAAAAAGAAAGGTGGTTGGGGTATCAAAACCAATCTAATTAACTCAATGGATATAGATGATTCGTTTGTGGTTGATACAGAAGATGAAACCAGAGTCTATCGTCAGTTGTTTTATCGTCACAACAAGAAGTGCAAGATCAGACAATTAGACGATGGCACTTTCAGAATATGGAGAAGCCAATGACACAATTTAAAGATAAAGTGCAAAGACAAGAAATACTTTTGTTAGCTGAAGAATGGGCAAAGAGTATTAAATGGATGGGTAATTTTGATCTGGATAAACAACACCTAGATTTTAATTATCCACAAAAAAGACAGTTAGGGCATTGCCATGTAACTGCTTATAACTCAGGCGTTTACAAAACCGAGAATCTCAAGACTGGTGAAGTAAATTACTTTGGTGAGAACTTATCAGGCGATGCACTCATAGATAAATATATGTTTGGACAATAGGAGAAAACAATGCAAACAACAGTAATGATAGGAGATTGTTTGGAAAAGTTAAAAGAATTACCAGATGAATCAGTAAATACTTGTGTCACTTCACCGCCTTATTGGAATCTAAGAGATTATGGTGTCAGCAATCAATTAGGTTTAGAAGAAACTCCAGAAGAATTTGTTGATAATTTGGTTAAGGTATTTAGAGAAGTCAAAAGAGTATTGAGAAATGATGGTACTTTGTGGCTAAATTTAGGGGATAGTTATGCTGGTCATAAAGGTAATAATAGGGGAAAAGATGTTGGTGGTGGTCAGGATCGTGGTAAGTTGCTAGGTTTTGATAACATAAAAACAAAAGTTCCAGATGGACTTAAACAAAAAGATTTAGTTGGGGTGCCTTGGCGAGTTGCATTAGCTTTGCAACAAGATGGTTGGTATTTACGACAAGATATCATTTGGCATAAACCAAATCCAATGCCTGAGAGCGTTAAAGATAGATGCACTAAAGCACATGAATATATTTTTTTGTTGAGTAAAAGTCCTAAATATTATTTTGATAGTGAATCTATCAAAGAAGATGCTATTTATTCTCCAAGCACTACAAAAGAAGTTGAAAGACCTAAAGGATATTACAAAGGCAAATATTCTGAACCTGAAAAAGCTAATCGTGTTGATGGTAGTTTTAAAGCAATTAGATCAAAAAAAAATAAAAGAAGTGTTTGGTCGGTAAGTCCTAAACCATTTAAAGATGCACATTTTGCAACATTTCCAATGAAATTGATTGAGCCATGTATCTTAGCTGGTTGTCCTGAAGGCGGAACAGTTTTAGATATTTTTGGTGGTAGCGGAACAACTGGTATTGTAGCTAATTCACATGATAGAGATTCAATATTAATTGAATTAAATAAAGACTATGTAAATATTATGAAAAAAAGATTCAATGATGAATTGGGTCTTTTCAGTAAACTTAAAATTTTAAATTAATAGGAGAAAACAATGAAACTTAAAGAACCACAAGAAGCGTTAGGCAAGCTAACACCAGACCATGAAATGTCTTGTAGCTTGATTTCTGCTTTATGGCACGAAAACCCATATCAGAACCTTAATGAAGTGCTAGAAAACTGTCACAAAGCATTGAAGGGGGAAAACATCCGCTCTGAAGCAAATCTTTTAATGGAAGTAGGTAACATCATAGAGAAGCCATTAATCGCTTTAGCAGCCAAAAGAATAGGCCTGTTAGATTATTTTGATGAAATTCATAAGCCTGTACGCCATAGGCACATAGCTTTAAATGGCTCTATAGATGCCATAGGCGTTGCAGATGGCATAGATGTCGTTACTGATCCAGATAAGTCTTTTTATGTGCCAGAAGGCGATTCTGTACGCTTAGAAGGCAAAGGCATATTAGAGATCAAGGCTACTGGTGCTAGACCAGAAAACCCACCAGCTAATCATCGTGGTGTTTTGCAATTAAAAGCACTTCTAGCGACAACTCAATACAACTGGGGTGCAGTTTGCATTGCTTATGGTACTGATTTTCGCATCTTCTTTTATCAAAGGGATGAGCAATGGGAGAAAGAAGAACTTGAACCCAAAGTAAAAGACTTTGATTCTAGGATTGCTGATTGTCGCTACTTCGATCCTTTTAACACCAATCAAGCTAATCATGCTTTTCCGCTAGACGATGGTTCAATCGTTGATCTGCCTGACGATGCTTTGAACTCAATAGAAAATATCTTGTTGCAAGAAAAGACCATCAAGGCAGCACAAACGATTATAGACGAACATAAGACTAAGCTGATGAACGCTATGCAGTCTGCTCAAATTGGTAGAATGGGTAAGTATCAAGTGAACTGGAAAACGATAAATTACAAAGCTAAACCAGAACAGACTAAAATAATTCCAGCTAAAGATGCTTATACTCAAAGACGATTTTCAATAAAGGTGCATGATGAGTCATGAAATAAACGATATGCTTTTGGAACGATGGTTTATAGAGTTCTTAGAACAAGGCTACTCAAAGGAAGAAGCTGCTAGATTAGCTATGGAGAAGTTTGAAAGTTATGGGTAAATAAGTATAACTTTTACTTGCAACAACCTGAAAAATCATTAAGATAAACAGGGTAAGGAAATGATTTCTTACATAACTAAGGAGAAAACAATGAGAAAATTACCTTTAATAAACAAAGAAAGCAAAGCTGGTTTTTTGTCTGCCAAAGAAAAAGAATTGCTACAAAAAATTCTTTTAGATGCTTTTCAAAATATAGAAAATGATGTAGCAATTGGTAGAAGATTTACTGTTTCTGATATCTATGAAAAAGTGTCTAATGCTAATGCAATCAACTTTGACTATGAAGATGTTGATTATCTTGCAGTTGAAGAAAAATAATTTCTTCTTAAAAATTAGGGAGTGCTAGTCACTCCCTTTTTTTTATTCTTGAACTTCCCTCAACAACTTAGCATTTCTTTTAGCACGATTCGGAACTTGCTCTGCATACTTAGAATCCATTAGTTCTTCTGCTGCACCGATATAATCTGCTTCTGCTAAACATCGCCACATATTACGAAACTTAGATAAACCTTTTACCCCCAAATTAAAAGCCATATCGCATAATACGACGCGAACATTAAAAGGATAATATTGCCATTCAGGTTTTGCATTTGTGAGTTGTAAAAAAACAGATTCTATATCGTTATCTAAAAGAAAACTAATCTCTGCATCTGATATTCCAACACGATCTAAACATCTTCCCACACCGATAGTGATAAGACCAAGATGATCTTCATAAGGCATTTTTTCATGACCTTCTTCTTTGATTAACTTTTCTTTGAGTTCTGTTCTTAATTCGTTGGTTGCTCCAACTTCGTCAGTTCTCATTTGTAAACATCCTTAGTATTTTTCTCTGTAAGGTTCTCTCTGGCTACACCTTTAGATTTTTCAAAACTTCGCATACCAGATAAGCCTAATAAAGATAAAGTCAAAGTCATAAGACCTTCAGTCTGTATATCTGGAACAGCAACTTCCATACCAGCTAGACCAAAAGACCACGCCAATACCTGTTTCAAAAAGAATTCCCAAAAAAGACCAATGGCACATATCCACATTATTGCTGGTCTTGCGCCAGCTATAAATAAACTAGGATGTGCTGCTTGAATTTTGTTAGTTTCGTTTTGTGCAAGATTAGCAGTTTGCAATTGTGTCTTGAGTTCATGCTCAAGTTTCATTTTTAAGTTCTTATCTGCAACAAACTTATTAAGTACGCTGCCAGCAATGCCGACAACTGAGTTGGTTATAGGATCAGCCATTTTTATCTCCATCTAGTAATTCTTTAATTTTTTGTGCTTTTTCTTCCTTAGTGTCTTGATGCAGTTCTGAATCAACAACTTTAGCTAATTTAAGTGTTGCGATTCTTTCATTAGGTACATATCGCCATGTCCAGCCATCAGGTGAGTAAACACCAAAGACTGTTTGTGACATACCTATCTTTATGATCATAGCTTGTTGGCCATCAAGAATAACTTTATCGCCTTCTTTTAAGGATGAGTTGTATTTAAAGTTGATGCCTTTGACTAAGCTAGTTGCCCAGTCTTTGATTGCTAGTCCTACCAATAATGTAAGTAAGAACCCTATGAGTTCTACATAATAATCTGATAGTTCTATCTCTGGCATCCATTAAAAAAGTTGTGCTGATAATATTGAACCCATGCCAACAACAAGGATTCCTAGACCAGCTTTGAGTTGTAAATTTACTGATCTTATTTCATGTTTTAGATCAGCAGTTTCATTGAAGATCGTTTTCCATCTTTCCTCACACATTTTTTCATGTGATTTCAGATCAGTATGAACAGAAGCAACTGTTGGTTTACTCGCCATCCTGTTGATCAATGTTTTCTGATTTCAAAGATTCAACTAATACTTTTGATTTGATGTTTACTAATTCCATCTTATCTCTAAATTCAGTTGCCAAAGGTTGCAATTGATTGACTCTGGCATTTAGTTCAGCAAGTTCTTCAAGCATTTGTCTTTGTTCGTTAGACATTTCATCTTTGTAAAAAACTTCTTTTGTACCATCATCTTTTGCTACTTCTAATTTTTGACGATCTTCTGACATATTATTCTCCTGAGTTTGCAGTTATGTAGTTTTTACCTGTAGTAATCGCAGCAGTATAAGATGATTTATCTACTGAACTACCAGCTACATCTGGTTTTGTTATGCTAGTTCCATCGTAAGCTAAAACAGTTTCTAAATGATC